GGAAGCATTCTTGTGAGCATTACCTAAGCAATGAAAATATGAATAGAATAGCTTGGCTAGGTCAAGCGTCAGCTTGTTACTCTAAAGGTTTGCCAGCATGTTTTAGAGGTGGATATAATTTACTGACTGAATCTGAGCAAACAGAAGCTGACAGAGTTGCTCTCATATATTTAAATAAATGGCTAAAAGCTAATGCCAGAGAAGAGCTAGAAGCAAAAGAAGCATCATCTAAAACGGAGTCAAATTTATACTAATGAGTAAACTTAAACAATACAAAAAGACAAGTGTCCTAGAAGAAGCTAGAGATAGAGTCTCTTATGCCTTTGATAATTTTGAAAAGATATATGTATCTTTCTCTGGAGGTAAAGATTCTAGTGTCATGACTCACCTAGTCTTGGATGAGGCCGTAAAGAGAGACAGAAAAGTTGGATTATTAATCATAGACCTAGAAGCTCAATATAAAACAACTATACAGCATATCGAAGATATGATTGAGGACTATAAGGATAATATTTATTTATATTGGGTATGTCTTCCAATGTCGCTAAGAAATGCAGTAAGTAATTTTGAGCCCACTTGGACTTGTTGGGATCCAGAAGCTAGAGATTATTGGGTAAGAAGCCCACCTAAGCTAGAAGTTGATGGAGTAATAACCGATAGCGATTATTTTGATTTCTTTCAAGAAAAAATGGAGTTTGAAGAATTTATGGTACTGTTTGGAGAGTGGTATGGAAAGGGTGAGGATACCGCTGGATTTGTAGGAATTAGAGCCGATGAGTCATTAAACCGATTCCGAACAATAGCCAGTAAAACTAAAGAAATGCACAATAATAAGCAATTTACAACAAAAGTATCTGAAAATCTATATAATATATATCCCGTTTACGACTGGAAAACTCAAGATATATGGACTTATCACGCAAAGTACCCAGAACTAAAACATAATGAAGTATATGATATGATGCACAGAGCAGGACTTACAATACATCAAATGAGATTATGCCAACCTTATGGAGACGATCAAAGGAGGGGCTTATGGTTATATCATATTCTTGAGTCTGAGACTTGGTATAAAGTAGTAGCTAGAGTAAATGGCGTAAACTCAGGTTCTTTATATATACAAGAGACTGGAAACGTAAACGGTTACAACAAAATAGAAAAGCCAGATGGTCATACTTGGGAATCATTCTGTAAGCTTCTGTTATCTACAATGCCGTCAAAGACAAGGGATCATTACACGCCTAAGTTCAAAGACTGGATGATGAGATGGAGAGATAGAGGATATTACAAAGGTATTCCAGATGAAGCACCAAAGACTTTAGAGAATAAGATGTGGGCTCCTTCTTGGAGAAGATTATGTAAGGTTCTACTCAGGAATGACTGGTGGTGTAAGGGGCTTGGACTGACTCAGCCTAAATCTGAAGCTTATGGCAAGTATTTGAAAATAAAAAAAGCAAGAAAGGAGACAGCGTGAAAGTTATTTATTTAGCTAGTCCATATAGTCACCCTGACGAACAAGTCAGGGAGTCTAGATATTTAGAAGCGGTAGACGCTTGCCATGATATTATTAATCTAGGTCACTGCCCATTTTCTCCTATTGTTCATTCTCATCCAATAGCGCTAAGACATGGATCTGGACTTGGTTTTGATAGTTGGATGAAGATAGATTTTGAAATGATTTGCAGATGTGATGAGCTTTGGATTTTGAATATTGAAGGCTATGATGAATCTGAAGGAGTAGCAAAGGAAAAGCAATACGCCTTAATTAAAGGATTGCCAGTAAGTGACTTCTTTCCTAAAAGGATTTTGGAAGAGTATGGATATTAGACTAGAACAATTGATTGATGGATTAGAGAGCCAACTTAGAATTGAGAGACATAAGATAAAAGAGTCGTCTGGGATTCAAAATGATGCGCATAGATGGAACATTGCTAGGCTGGAAGCTAGGCTAGAGGGTATATTTGAGGCGATAAAATATAACTCTTAAAAACTTTCGTTTTAGGGCTTTAATAATTACGGGGCTCTATATAATATTTAAGTCAAACAAGGAGAAAGACAACAATGAAGCACACAATAGTATTAGAAATTGAAGCGGATCTGGAAACAGAATCTTACTCAATTAACCAAGGCAAGCTCGATCCACCTGACGAGGGTTTCGTCGTAACTGGCTGGACTCATAAGGTTAAGCTTGGCAAGTGGGAGCTTGACCAAGACTCGATTGAAGAGATAGTGGACAATGAAATCAGGGACGACTTTGATTGCGTCTAGACAAACAACATGGGGTCTTTTAATGGCCCTATGGACTTCGGTAACCTTATCAACTCAGCACATAAAGATTTGATTAGGAAGCCTCACCTCAAAAAACAAGTTTCTTGTTTACGTTGTGGCAAGAAATTCAGCGGTGACATAGGCAATAGGAAATGCTCTAAGTGTTCTAAAGCCATCACCCCTAAAAACAGGCTATAAGCCAGCAACGATTTTTAAACCGTCTTACAATTAAGGAGACAACAACTATGTCTATATTAGACAATACTTACGACCAAGTTAAAGGGTCAGATTCAAGCGGAGCAATGACTACAACTATTCTGGATTGTACCGTAGGTGCGCCAGAGATCAAAAAGTCTAAAGCAGGTGACGACTATATCAGTCTTGACTTGGCTTATAAAGATAGCGAGGATTCTTGGAGGTATTTACGCTTCCAAAATTTTAACCCTGAAAAATCAGATAGAGGTGCGCAACTATGGAAGAACTTTCTAATCGTTGCAGGAGCAAAGAACGGCAATGATGTAAAAGGGCGAAAACTTAAAGTCGTGGTAAACCCAGAGCCTTACACTAAACAGAACGGCGAGCAAGGCAAAGCTTATCGAGTCTTTGAAATGGGTTACTTTTCAGAAACTGGGCTAAGTGCTGGCGAGATTGAAGACAAGAAAAGCGAAGGTGAAAAAATGATGTCTTTACTTAAAAAAGCTTTAGAAGCTCCAGTTGCCAAATCTGAAGCACCTGCGACAACAAAAGAAACTGACGACGATTTACCTTTTTAGGGCTTTAACAACAACAGGGGCTCTATAATAAGAGCCCCATCTTATACATTAAGGAGATAACAATGGAAATAAAAAGCACAAAGAAAGACGCACCGAAAGACCTAAAGATAGGCGTCTTCGGTAGGTCAGGAACAGGCAAAACAACCCTGATTTCAACGCTACCTTGTGACCCTGAGCATATACTCATTATAGACATTGAGAACGGTCTAGAGGTACTTAGAGGAAGCGACTTTAAAAGCATATCTTTACCAGATATTGAGGGTAAAGACACACTTGAGAAGATGAGGGCGGTTATTCAGTACCTACGAACACCTGAGGGATTAAACGGTTTTCAATGGATCGTCTTAGACTCGTTCACAATGTTAGGTGAACACATGAAGGAAGAAATGGAGAAAGCGCCCGCTAAGTATGGCCTACTATCTAAGGCAGGTCACTTTGACGGTTTGAAGATGTATGGAGAACTTAAAAAGAAGTACGCAGCAGTTATGAACGCCTTTCTTCAATTAAAGGATGTTAATAAGATGGTTCTATTTGGAGCTGAAGAGAAGAGCGACGGTCCAGACGTTAGAATAGAGGTGCTTATTGCTGGTTCATATAGTGACACAGTGATGTATAACTTTGACGAGTTCTATGGCTTGAAGGTAGTCAAAGAAGATGACGGCATTAAGCGTCAATTAGTGACTGGCTCGGATGGCGCGTATGTAGCAAAGAGTCGTATGAGTGGTGGAGCAGGTCAGGCATTAGAGACGTATGAGAGTGCTCATATTGGTGATATTATAGGAAAGTGTTATGCGAAGTAAAAAGAAACTAGGCCCCGCATACAGAGCGGGGTCACCTTCCGATGTTGAGATAAAACTCAAGGTTACAGAGAAGGAAGCAGAGAAGATCAGGGAGGATGCTTCGCCTTTCCCTTCCATAATGGCCTATCTTAGGAGTAAGTTATTATGAGAATAGAAGCACTCTATACATTAGCCAGTGAGCTTGACCAAGACCTAGAAGTTGGCGCAGAGTTCACGCGAGAAGAGAAGCATGAAGTTATGCAAGCCATTTTAACCTTTATCAATTACCTAGCTCTAGAAGAGTTTGACCTTCACTATGTGATTGAAAAGCGTAACGAAGTTATCCGATATATGAACCCAATGGGCCTCAAGTCTCGCGCCATCATGTCATTCTTTTATGATATTGAACTATACTCACAAGAACAAATTCAATTCGAGGAATCATTCAATGCTGAAACAGTTTAAGATAAGGGCAAGTGCCATCGGTAAAATCATGTCTGGAACCGTTGGGGCTTCTGAGTCACAGCTCAAGTTCATGCAGGAGATGGACGAGCGAGATAAGCCAATGACTAAAATACAGTCAGAGAAGTATGGTAAAGCATTGTTTGCAAAGAACAACCCACAACTTCCTGAAGGCGCGAAGACATACTGTCAGGAGTGGCTAAAACAAGAGCTTTACGGTCAAAGAATAGAGTATAGTAACAAATACACCAAGAAAGGATGGGACGTTGAAGACGAGTCTATTAAGTATCTGAACCCAGAGTATGATAAGAACGTCATATCATTTGAGAATGACTTCATGACTGGAACGCCTGACATACTCCTTGACGATATGATAAGAGATGTCAAGAACTCATGGGACTATACGACCTTCCCGCTCTTTGAGGATAAGCTACCGAATAAGGATTATTGGTGGCAAGGCCAAGGATACATGGAGCTGGCAGGTAAAGATAATTACTCAGTTGACTATATGTTGATGGATACCCCAGATGATGACAGCTTGAGTTATAACCACCTTGGCAGACCTTTAAGAGTCAAGAGCTTTCCTTTTGAGCGTGATAGGAACTGTATGAAGGAAGTACAGGAACGCGTCCAACTTTGTCGAGATTATATCAATACGCTAGTAGACGCCGATATGTTGGGCGCTATGTCTGATAAGCCAGATATGACTTGTTTCGGTGAAGAGGTCGAGATTTGAGCGAAGAGCAAAAGATCATCGAAGAATTA